CGCGCTTATCACCATTTAAGGGTATAATCCCTCCACCTTCGCTTTTATCTCGAAAGGAATAGCCACATGATATGACTATGATAAAGGTCTAGTTTCCTAGACCCAGGGCCCCAGATCGTACCATTCGCGTACAATCGTGGTGGCAACCTTCAGGCTTGTTGACCCTCGCAGGTCATACTCCCCCCTTCGGGGAAGTTCCGACTTACTCGATAAGTAAACGGCCATCACGGCTCGATACTGGTGCATACTCTCCGTTACCGGAGAGCGCTGAAGCATTCTCACTCGCCATCCTTCCCAGCCATTTCTGGCAAGGGGCGGACGGGCTTCATCCCAATTTGAGATGAGGCCTCCATCGCCGTAGCCTTCGCTGATGCGAAGTCTACGTAGGTGCGTTGGAATGAGTGAAATAAGACTAGACCACACAACATACAGACGGCGATCGCAACCGACGTTATTGAAACGACGATGAGCGAACCGACGAACGTTGTTAGCCAGTTTGAAAACTGCTTCTGCATTTAGCAACCTTTCTTTCAGAAATATCGGACGGACAAGCTTCCCATGGAAGTAATCTTTTCCGCAAGACTCACGAAATAAGCCTTCGACGTAAGTCTTAGACTCATTAATTGAGAAACCTGCGAAATTGAGAACTCTTAAGACAAGAGAATAGCAATCTGATGGAATGATCATATCGTCCCCATATACTGAAACAGTATCAGGGAACGACGTACCCGTCCATTTGTTCAAATTGCAATCCTCTCTCCCTCGCTGCAACTCTACGCAACCTTCACAGATAGCGTAGAAAATTAGCGACTCAAGCTCGAAAGTATACGAATTACCCATCGCAGAAAACTTTTGGAAATAAATCCATTCGTTCGTTGCTTTGAGTAACCCATACGGCTCCCTAGCTCTATAGAGGGCTTCAAACCACTCGTCTGGGACGAGTAATCTGATAAGCTCAGTAGCGATCGTATCGCTGGCAGACTTTGCGTCTACCGTTGCACGATCATTATTGAGCGACCCAAGGAGGGCGTGTTGTTGGTTACAGGTTTGATCCTGCAAGTCAACACCCGCATGCTTCAACCGTTTACGAATCATCTTACCCATGCCTTTTTGAACGTAAGAGTTCAGCGAGACAGGAATAGTAATGGTTCTATCGGTTTTAGCATTCTTTGGGACGAAGATTATCTCTCCACCCTTGACGATCTGCACAGCACTAGGAAGTACTGTGACAGGCCGTGGTGGCTCAAAGTCATCGGGGTTTCCCTCGACGACATGATGAGCCCAGGTCGGTATGCTGTTTACACAGCAGAGGCCTAGAGAGAGATTGCCGTTCGTACTACTCAGAGGTCCTGAGAACTTGTTGTAGCCTGACGTATAGCGACCTTTCGCAACGTTAGTTGCGCCTGGCCCCCATCCAGTCGAGCGCGAGAATTCTTCCCAATCGAAATCGCCTAAAATTGATTGAATTTTACGACTCGCTAGCCAAAGGGCTGTGCGAACGTCGCCTTCCACTTCTAGTGGTCGGTCAATCAACTGGCGTATTCGACGGTTAGTTTTCAAGCACTCTTCCTCCGCATTGCGGAAGCTTTCTAATGCGACTGCCTGACGGTCAATCCCAGCGTCTAAGTACGGATACTTAGAGAGGTAACTGACCGCCTGATAATCGCCCTCGAAGGCTGAACTACTAGTATATTGTGAAGGGTCTACTCGACTCTCCGCAATTTGGCGCCATTCACCATACTTTAGCTTTAGATACATCGATAGTGATACCGACGTGTCCAATGCTTCATATAGCGTAAGTGCCGATTGATAAGCCTCTTTATCAAGAGAGCTTATGAACAACGAGTAGTTCTGGAAAGAGAGAACAGCTCGAGTCGTCTTCCGACTCTGTTTCATAGGTGATCCTTATGAAGCGCAACCTGATGGTTGCGCGGATTTCAACGCCGAATGATTCTTCCTGCTTCTTTTAGAAGTAAGTTGCGTCATAGTTCTCGACACATTCCGTGACGAGAGCTTCATCAATCAAGTCACGCGCCATCGCAAGGAGATCCTTGCGGTTTTGCGTGGAAGAACGTTCGTGAAGAACGAACTCCATCTTGAAGATGTCGTTGAAAGCCACAGTCGGAGCGGGCTGAATGCCCGTTGACGTGCTCGCGCTCGTTTGCTCGAGGATAGGAGAAACCAGTTTGAAGGTAACTGCTGTCGCTTTGCTCGCCTTGTTGGGCAGACGCGTCTGAATTGAGAGTTGATCGTATCCTGCCACAATCCCGCCTGCGCGGTTGTGATAGGTATACAGATTTTCCTCTTTCTTTGCAGGTGCGAAAGTCCGATTGACGGGCGTGACTGGTGTCGCGTCGGTGAGCACAATGGAGGTCTTTTGACTCATTGTAAATTCCATGGTTGAATTTCATGTGTACGGATGCACACACGGGAAAACTTTCAATTGCGTGCCGATTTAGGCACGCCTCCGTGAAAGGCGGAGTATAGGAGAGCAATTCCCGAGACAGCATGGGAAAGACTCCTCGGATCCTTAAATTCGGGCCAACGCGGGGAAGGAAAATCAGTCAACAACGTCCGGCTTTTGGCCTGACGAAGGTGATTTGATCCCTTTCCCTGCATAGTCCGAATTATAGTACCGGGGAGGCCTGCCGTTGGTGATGGGCTTGCGCCCATCCCAGAAGCCTCGCAAGTGGCTGTACGGCGGACTGTCTTCGTACCGGAATGAAACAATAGTCCCGAAGTAGCTGAAAGCTGCTCAAGGAAGTTGCCAATCGGTAAGAACCAGTCCACTACGAACGAAAACGGAATAACTTCCCAGATGACAATGGCCGGGTTTTGCAACCCGAACGTGTCAATCCAAGAAGTCTCTCCGCCGCGTAGCTTATATTTTACAACATAAGACACGCGCATTTCAGTGTTTGTGACATCGGTGAATTTCCAATTCCCTCCGTCAGCAGACCCCGAACGTATCGTCAACTTCTTTTCCTTTGCTGAACCTCTGCCAGTCCTAACAACGCCTTGTTTCTCAACAAGGTGATTTGCTAGGTTTTCGCATTGGTTGTACACATCAGAAATGAGAGGTTTCCACCCGTAAGTGTATTCCAGCCAAGTATTTGCGGCAAATCGCCGTAAATCGCTTTCGGTTTTAGACTGACGTCTAAAATCGGATCGAAGGGCTGATGCTCGACGGTTAGTGATTGTTATCCCTAACGCGTCAGTGAATCCACTTATCTTACCACGGCGAAGCGAACCGTAAGCTTTTGCAAGCCTACGGGCCGTATCGCCAACCATCTTTAGCGTCTTAGGTAGCTCCGCTCCAGTTACTGCGGCGGACCCAGCTGTTCGGCTGAGTTCGTCAAATAACCGGTTAAGTGCTTGTTTTCCTACAGCAGCTTCGGATGGGGTAATATCGCCTATGAGTCTGGAATCGATTCCAAATGCTTGAGCGGGACCTCGGTACTCATTACGAGCCGAAGTTCCGTCATTGTACTTGAAATCAATAGAGCCGTAAACATAGTCGTTCCTCGTCACATAATCATCAAGAGTATGTGGATGAGGTGGCAGTTGACTTCGCTTTAACCGCCGAAAGTTTGGAGTGCTAACCGAAACCTTGTTGGTATAACTATCCGTTAAGACCCACGGTCCGTTCCAGTATGCCCAGGCCCCGAACGTATTCGATAAACGATTACGAACACGGACCTGTGCACTATCTGTTACGAGCGTTTGTCTTATCGGCATGTTATCCCTCCATTGTTAAAGCTAGTTTATACCCCAAACCCCACCGAACTCAATATTCGGAATGTGCACGATCTTTGAAAGCCGAGAAACAATCAGCGACTTCACTCTCGCTCCATGCTACAATATCCGTCATACTGAAAGGCACGACTAAGTCGCGCTTCTCGGTAATATAACGAATCTTGTAAACATGTGCGCGAAGAGCAATGGCGCTGAGAAGATTCAAGGTCCTTTCCGTTTTCATGTACATCCTAGTAAAGTTTTCAGGTGGTTGGTTAGAGATCCTTCACCTCAACGTTCTGGTCAAACCAAGCGATCTTCATGTCGTAAGGCATCTCGAGCCATGTCTCATGTACTTGACGTACACGGGCCATGTCTTCGATCTGCTTTAGTTCAATCGGAGGTACTTGGTTAACTACGGAAGACAGAATTTGAGAGTTCTGGACATATTTACTCTTCAGCGCAAGCCGAAGTGCAAAATTGAACAGAGCAATCAATAACTGAGCTTTCATAGTGACCTTTCGTTGTGGTGGAG